GTTGAGTTAGTATTGAATGAACAAATAGGAGCCTTTGTTGTTTCTACTATTTATCTTTCTAAAGTTGTTGGAACATTTATTGACAACGAAACTGTTACAGACGGAACAAATACGTTTACTCTGGATAGTATGGTAACAGGATATACAATAACAAATCCTGGCAATGGTTATAGTGTAGATGACAATATTGCAGTAACAGGTGGTGGAGCCGGAGCAGTTGGAGCTCAGTTTTTAGTTTCATCATTAACAACTGGAAGTATGACTACAGCAACTATTGTATCTGGTGGAACTGGTTATGTTGTTGGTGATAAACTTACAATTAACAATACAGATAAATTAGAAATTGATGGAAGAACTTGTAGTGTACTTGTTAAAACTGTAGATGGTTCTGGTGTAATTACTGCTTTGGAGTTTGAACATAATGGATATGGATATAAAGCAACACCAACTGTTTCTGGTGGAGGAAGTGGAACAGGAGCTAGTGTTACATTAAGTGGGTCTGATATTGGTGGAATTAAAACTTTGAAAATAGTAAATGGTGGTTTTCATTATCAATCAATACCAACTTTAAATTTTGCTTCTAAAGGAGATGGCACAGCAACGGGTGTAGCAATAATTGGTAGTTACGAAGATGAAGCAAATACAAGATGGGTTGGTGATGGTGGATTTATTTCTGCTGCTAACTATATTCAAGATAGTAGATATTATCAAGCATTTTCTTATGAGATTAAAGCTGGTAATACAATTGACAAGTGGAGAGATTATGTCAAACGAATAGTGCATCCTTCTGGGCTTGCATTGTTTGGCAGAACATTAATTACGGGATTACTCGAAACAGGAATAAAACTTTCTGTTCCTCCACAACACAAATGGCCATATACTATTGTATGGCATGACGGAGATATTGAGCCACCAATACGACTCAATCTACAATTACAGCAGACAAATCCAGAATGGCCAGATGGAGATCCGTGGCCACATAATGGACAAGCTCTTGGTTCTCAAATGGGACCTGGACATTCAGATTGGCATATTGTTGAAATAGATTTGCCTATTTTTGTTTTGAGTACAGCACAAAGTGATGATTGGTTATATACCCAGATGGAACTTACCATGCCATCTGAGGATTGGAGTACCATTACAGATTTAAATATTTCTGTATCAGAAGATTGGGGACAGGTTTCAAGTGGTATTGGTGGAGCATTACAGTTAGGTCCTTTGCGTAGACAACTAGATCGACAGAAATTTAATAAAGAAGGTGGGTATAGTAAAGATACTGATAATAATACAGGAATACATCTAGGTGGTGGTTATCGTTTAGAACATTTTAAAGATGATATTATTGCAAGATATGTTACAACCCAGAATGAAAAAACAAGAATTGTGATGAATAGTCACATAACTAAAGTATAAATACGTTATAAATATTATAAATAAAAGAAATCAAACAAGAGGATTTGAGATATGCCAGCAATTATAACAAATGCATTTAGAACATATAACGCAGATAATTTTATTAGTTCGTTTTCAACTAATAAAATGTATCTAATGATTGGTAAGGCTGATAGTTGGTCTGGTGCTGATTCGGGTCAATATACTGAAGGTTCCCCATCTGATACAGCAATCCCAATACCCATAGATACAACTGTAGCACCTTTTATTCATCATAATGATATGATAGCTGCAAAATTAATTAATACCTCAGATGTATCTCATGTTGTTAAAAGAACTGATTGGACATCTGGAATTGTTTATACAGAATACAATCATCTTCAAAATGACCAGATTGACCAAACATTTTTTGTAATGACAGATCAATATAATATTTACAAGTGTATCAGTAATTATGGTGGAATTGCTTCTACCGTCAAACCTACTGGACAATCTGCAGCAATTATAGAAACATCAGATAACTATCGTTGGAAATTTATGTATGAAGTCCAACAGGCAGATGTATTGAAATATGTAACGACAGATTGGATTCCAATTAAGTATTTGACATCAAATGATGGTACAGCACAATGGACTGTTCAGCAAGCAGCTGTTGATGGAGCATTGGAACATATAGATGTAACTGCTGGTGGAACTGGATATACAAATACTCATACAGGTACGGCACAAGCTGGTGGTGCAACATCAATTACTCTTGCAGCTACAGCATCTGTAACAGATGATGTTTATAATAGTATGACAGTTTATATTTCTTCTGGAACAGGAAGCGGACAGATAAGAGTTATTACTGATTATGTTGGTGGTTCTACTAAAGAAGCAACTGTTTCTGCATGGACAACACAACCAGATACTACAAGTGTTTATGAAATAATGCCAGCAGTAGCAATTACGACAACAGAAGGTACTGGTGCAGCTGCAAGATGTTCAAGTGTAGTTGGTGGTATCATTAAGAAAATTGCTATGACAGCAGTTGGTACTGGTTATCGTTCTGGCACAGCAACTCTTACTGGTGGTGGTGGAACAGGATGTACACTTGAACCACGAATCAGTCCCAAGAATGGACACGGTAAAAATCCAAAAACAGAACTTGGTGGAGCATACGTTATGATGAATGTTCGTTTAGTTGGAACAGAGGGTGGTGATTTTGTTGTAGGAGATGATTTTAGAAAAGTAGTTTTGATTGCAAATCCAAACGCAGGTGGCTCTGCCGCAACAGCAAGTACATATTCTGGTGCTGAAATGGATGATGATAGTGGAGAACAAATTTATGTAGAGTATCGAGCTCCCATCAATCGTGCATCTGACCAAACAGAGGATGTTAAGCTAGTAGTTGAATTCTAATAAAGGTAATAATACATGACGACCAATATAAATTTAAATCTTAATCAGAGTCCTTACTTTGATGATTATGATGAAACTAAAGATTTTCATCAAGTCCTCTATAAACCTGCTGTAGCTGTTCAGGCAAGAGAACTTACCCAAGAACAAACAATAATAAGAAATCAACTCAAACGATTTGGCGATCATATATTTGCAAATGGTAGTCGAGTATCTGGTGGTGAATTGCACGTTGATACAGATTATAATTATGTAAAGTTGCAAGCTAATTATAATGGTGTTGCAATTACTGTTGATGACTTTAATGGTAAAACAATTATTGGCAGTCAATCTGGAACGATAGCAAGAGTTGTTAATACTTCTGTTGTTGATGCAACAACTGGTAATCCAGATACTATATGGGTTAAGTATCTTACGGGTGGTGGACTTACACAAAATGTTCAAGGTATTACTGTAACTAATGCAGGAACAGGGTATACTACTACACCGACAGTTACTCTTACAGGTGGTGGTGGTGTTGATGCAACAGCTGTTGCTGTAGTTGGTAATAATGGAACTTCTGTTGCGCAAACAATTATCGGTATTAATGTAACAAATAAAGGGTCTGGATATACATCTACACCAAGTATTTCAATTACGGGTGGTGGAGGTTCTTCTGCAACTGCAACAGCTACTCTTAATACTTCAGCAGTATTTAATTCTGGTGAAAGATTAGTATCAACAGATCAAGCAGTTGCTTGTCTAGCTGCATCTTCTTCTGCAACAGGTAAAGGTTCAGCAGTTTCTAATGATGCAGGTTACTATTATTTTAATGGTAACTTTATACGAGCAGGTGCCTCAACAGTTATTTTAGATAACTATACAAATACACCAACATATAAAATTGGTTTTCAAGTCGAAGCAGTTACAGTTGCTTCTGGGGATGATACTACACTTTTAGATAATGCACAGGGAGCATACAACTATGCAGCTCCAGGTGCTGACAGATTAAAATATACTCTTACTCTTATTAAGAAAACTACAACGTCTACAGATGATATAGATTTTATAGAGATGATTCGTTTGGTAAATGGTGTTCGACACGTTGATGTTGAATATCCAATCTACTCTGTATTGGAAGAAACATTTGCTCGAAGAACATATGATGAGTCAGGTGATTATACTGTAAGACATTTTCCATTACAATTAAAACCACATACAGGTAATCCAGTTGATGCAACAAAATTTACTGCACGATTAGACCCAGGTAAAGCATATGTTCATGGCCATGAATTTAGAACTTTAATTTCAAGTGATGTTGCAGTAGATCGCGCAAGAGATTATGTTAATGTAAATAACTTTGATCGTTTACTACAATATGGCAATTATACTAAAATTGATAACTTGTCAGGAATGTATGATTTTATTACAGGCACGGCAGTTGATATTCATAATGCAGCTCCTCTTTTAACCGACCCAAATACATACGCAGCAACGAAAATTGGTACAGCAAGAGTTCGTACTATAACACCAATTGATAGACCTACAGCTGGAGCTCCAGATACTTGGAGATATCAAATATTTTTATATGATATTCAGATGACAGCTGGTAATGCATTTGCTGATGCAGAAAGATTTTCAATTCCTGTTAATGCCACAGCAACACCTGTAGTTGTATCGACAGAATCCAGAGTAGCTGATATAGGTAAAATTGGTGGTGTTGCGTTAGGTGATGCAAAATTATTTGAAACAGATTTCAATTCAATGGTATTTAAATTACCACAGAATACGATTAAAACAATTCGTAATGATTCAGGTAACATTGATACAAGTTATACTAAACAAAAACATTATGGTGGTGTTACTATTAGTGCTGGTACTTGTACATTAACATCAAGTGGTGCTAATGAAACATTCTATGGAACTGGTGTACTTAGTTCAACGGTAAAAGATACTTATTATCATGCACAGGATTCAGCTGGAACGAATGTTAATCTTAGTGCAACAACTCCTGCAGCTGCAACTGTTACAGTAGCTGCTAATGGACAGTCAGTAACTATATTTACTGGTGACGTATCATTAAATACGACATTTAATTTTTGGGTAACTATGAATGTTGACACGAAACAAGAAAGAATTAAGACACTTGTTTTGAATAAAACATTACTGGTTACATCACCAAACAATACAGCATTAGGATACACTTCTCTTAATTTGGCTGATGCAAATTTAATTAAAGCTGTTTATGATTCGGGTAATACTGGTACAGACGCAGTAGCACCGACACTAACAGTAACAAATGCAACTGGAACTTTTATTGCTGGTGAAACAATTACGGGTGGAACATCTGGTGCAATAGGAACTGTTATTGCACATAATCCATTAACAACAATTACGTTTGTTGTTACTTCAGGAACATTTGCAGGAACAGAAACTATTACTGGAAGTGCTAACTCATATACTGCAACTATGGCTGGTCTTGCAACTGGTGATACAGATATTAAATCTAGTTACACTTTGGATACTGGACAACGAGATAATTTTTACGATCATGGTAGAATCCAATTAACAGGAACTGCACCTACTGGTAGAATTTTAGTAATTTTTGATTATTTTACACATAGTGGTTCTGGTTATCTTTCTGCTGATTCATATACAGCAGCAACTGGTTATGATGATATTCCAACATTTACAAGTCCGACAACTGGTAATATAGTTGAACTTAGAGATTGTATTGACTTTAGACCACGGCGAGCAGATGGAGCCACGACATTAACAGGTGTAGAACATCCATATCCAAATCTTAATTGGCAGGCAGATTATAGTTATTACCAACCAAGAATAGATATGGTTTATCTAAGTAAAGATAAACAGTTTGGTGTACACAAAGGTGTATCATCTGATAATCCAGTACCTCCATATAAATTAGATAACACAATGAGTTTGTGGGAACTTAGAATTCCTGCATACACATTTAAACCAGCCGATGTTATTGCAAAGTATATTGAGAATAAACGATATACAATGAAAGACATTGGTAGGTTAGAAAAACGACTTAATCATGTAGAATATTATACGGCTCTTACATTACTTGAAAAAGATGCAGAGGCATTGGTTATTAAAGATGCATCTGGATTAGACAGATTCAAGAATGGGATATTAGTTGATGACTTTGCCGGCCATAGTATAGGCGATGTTCGTAATGCAGATTATAAGTGTGCTATTGATTATCAAAGCCGTGAATTAAGACCTTCGTTTCTTTCTAACATGGCAGACCTCACATATCTATCTGGTTCATCTACGGGTGTTCAGAAAACTGGTGACTTAATTACATTACCATATACAACGACATCTCTTGTTAGTCAAACACAAGCAACATCATTTACAAGTGTTAATCCATTTGATGTACAACATTGGATGGGTGTACTTTCACTCAGCCCAGATAGTGATATGTGGGTATCAAAAAATAATAGACCAGATGTTATTGTTAATGCAACTGGTGAAAATGATGCATGGGAAATGTTGGCTGGACTTGGATGGGGAAGTCAATGGAATGATTGGCAAGACATTGGTACTGGAAGAAATGAAAGAGTAGTTGATAGAGGTGATGCAGCATGGCAGGGTCGAGCATTAGTACAACGACAAACATTTGCTGTAGATCAACTTCAATCACGACAAGGTATTCGTACAGAGATTGTTGGTTCTGATACAGTTAATCAAACTCTCGGAGAACGAGTGGTTGATCTTTCTGTATTACCATACATAAGAGCTCAAAGTATTACTGTTAGTGCTACAGGTCTAAAACCAAATACCAGAGTTTATCCTTTCTTTGATAAAACAGACATAGCTTCTTATTGTACTCCTAGTGGTGGTAGTGTTGGTGATGCAATCTATAGTGATGATAATGGTTCAGTTAGTGGATTGGTATTTAATTTACCTTGTCCAGATGTAGCATTGGAACAAGATCCTCCGTTATTGGTATTCCGAACGGGTGAACGACAATTTCTTTTAACAGATGATTCTAATGGTTCATTAACAACGGCTAGTACATTTGCTGAAAGAGCTTTTCATGCACAGGGATTGTTAGCAACAAATGAAGAATTAATTCTTTCATCAAGAATCCCAAGACTTCATGTAGGACAAATGGGAAGTGCTGATGAGGCAATAGTAACAACAAGAAGGTTTGATAGAAATGTTGTTATTGGATGGGCAGCACCTCCGGGTGGTGGTGATCCTCTAGCACAAACATTCTTTGTTGATCCTAGTTTATATCCAAATGGTGTATATTGTTCTGACTTGGATTTATATTTTAAATCTAAAGATGATGGTGGGGTTCCAGTTAATGTTTCTATTCGTGCGACTGAAGCAGGCTTTCCAACATTAATGGTAGCACCATTTTCTGATGTAAGTAAATTGCCATCTGAAGTTACTACAAGTGAAGATGGTTCAGTAGCAACTAAGTTTACATTCCCTTCTCCTGTTTTCTTAACACCGGGAGAATATGCAGTTGTTATAATGTCTAATAGTAGTAAGTGGGAATCTTACATGGCAGAATTAGGACAGAACATAATTGGTTCTACACGAAAAGTTTCTAAACAACCCGCAACTGGTGTATTGTTTAAATCACAAAATGCAAGTACATGGCAACAGAATCAAAATCAAGATTTGACTTTTGTTCTAAATCGTTGTTCATATACAATAGCAGGAACACATGAAGCTGTATTTAATAATTCAAATTCAGTAGATATGAATATGGATGTTATGCAAATGACACCACAAGAATTGAAAATTGATAATACAGCAGTGACTTGGGCAGTCAAGACATCTCCCAAATCTACTGGTATTTTAGGTTCTTCTTTTATAAATACAATTCCAAATAAAAACCATGAGTTTAATAATCAACAAGTAATTACTACAACAGCAGGAAGTTTTGTTGCTAAGGCTACTCTATCATCCACGAATGACCAAATCAGTCCTATTATTGATACGGGTCGAATGGGTGCGATTGCAATTGAAAATATAGTTAATAATGATATAACAAATGAAACCGAACAACCGTCTGGTGGAAACGCAACAGCAAAATATATTTCAAGACGAGTAAGTTTGACAGATGGTTTTGACGCATCTGATTTATCAATATTCTTAACAATGAATAAACCAGCTGGAACAAATGTTTATGTTTATTACAAAGTATTATCACAGTTTGATCCAGAATTATTTGATGATAGACCATGGGAAGTAATGTCACAGACAACTAATGTAAATAATGTTGCATTGACAGATAATGAATTTACTGAGTTTCAATTTGACCCAGCAGGTGGTAATGTTAACTATACTGCTTTTGGTGCAACCTATACAACATTTAAAACTTTTGCAATTAAAGTAGTAATGACAAGTACTAATACAACTAAAGTTCCAAGAATTTCTGATTATAGAGCAATCGCGATGGCATGAGTGAACATAAATTTGTTAGAGATGCTTTATCTAAAGCTGTTTTAAATACTGATATTAATTCTTTAGAACAATATAAGATGGCAAGAGATAAACGAGTTCAAGAACAAAACACTTTACAAAATTGTGTAACTGATATAAATATTTTGAAAGATGATATACAAGAAATCAAAAATCTTTTACTAAAGATGAGCGAGAAATAATATGGCAAAGAGAGTCCAAAGACGAAGAGGTACAACCGCAGAGCATGTTACCTTTACAGGTGTTGATGGTGAAACAACTGTTGATACTAGTAAAGATACTGTAGTTGTACATGATGGTGCAAATGCTGGTGGATTTCCATTAGCAAGAGAGGATATGAGTAATGTCATAAATCAAGTTGGTGTTACTCAATTAAAATGTGCAGAAGGTACAGCTGGCCAGGCATTAAAAACAGATGGTGCTGGTACAATTAGTTTTGGTACGATTGATGTAGCTGGTGCCACGATGGGAGCTCTTGGTGGTGACATTGAAGGTACTGTTGCAAATGCTCTTATTAGAGATAATAAAGTTGGTATTGATGAGTTAAATGTATCTGATGGTACATCTGGACAAGCACTTACTACTAATGGTTCTGGTGTTCTTTCATTTAGTAATGTTCTTACAGACCCTGCTTTAGGTGGCCATCTTTCTGGTACAACATCTGCCGCGACAATTAATCAGGATACGATAACATCTGGTATGCTGACAACAGCATTAAAGAATTTTACAATAGATGAATTTGTTGGTGTATCTGCACAAACAACATTTACTCTTACAGATGAAGTTGGTTCTGTTAATGCACTATTAGTTTATATTGATGGTATTGTTCAACCAACAACTGCATATGCATTACCGACATCAACATCTATTCAGTTTCTTGTAGCACCTCCAGTTGATTCAATAATTCGTTGTTTGCATCTTGGTTTTCAATCTACAGTTGGTGTTCCTTCAGATGGAACAGTTACTAATGCAAAACTTGCAGCGAACGCAGTTACTTCAGCAAAAATTTTAGATGGAACTATCGTCGGTGCTGATTTTGCCGATAATTCAATTACAGCTGTTAAGATAGTTGCACAGTCGATTACTGAAGCAAAAATAGTACCGAATACAATTACAAATATATCAATAGCAAATAGTACAATTACAGGTACACAGATACTTGATAATTCTATTGGTGGTGATAAGATTCAATTAGGTGGTGAAACTACAGGTGACATCATGGAGTATGATGGTGCAAACTGGGTACCTACAAGTAGTACATCTGGTGTTCGACTAGTAGCAGATGGTGCATTACCTAATGGAGCTCCAGTTATTTTAAAAGAAAATGGAAAAGTAGCAGTAGTCGAGAATGTTGTAGCAACCCCAACTAGTACATATACTTTAGGTACGAATGATACTGGTGCTGCACATATAGCCATGGACCCTAATAATGATAATAAATTTGTTGTAGCTTGGGATGATGACACAACCAATCAAGGTAAAGCTTGTGTAGGAACAATAGATAGAACTGCAGCTGCATTGGATTTAACAAAAACGGTAACAGTTGCAGGTGGTAAGTTTGTTATGGATGGAGTATCTCAAGGTGCATTATCTTGGCACGAAGGTAAGACATATACTTTTGATGTTTCAGATTCTACTAATACTGGTCATGTACTTGCGTTTGCCACAGCTGCTGATGCAGCTGGTAGTACAGAATATACAACTCAAGTAATTCGTTCTGGTACTCCGGGAACTAGTAGTTCGACAGTAACAATTGTAGCACCGGGTGCTACTTCTGGTTCTACTCTTACTACATTATATTATTATTGTACACAACATACGACAATGGGTGGTACGATAACTAATATTCCTATGTTTACTTTTGGAACAACTGCTGTATTTTATACAGGACATATGTTTTCTCATGGAAGTGGATCAATGGCATATGTTCCATCTTCTAATGCAAATTTTACTGGAAAGGGTATAATTGCTGGTGAAAAAAGTGCTAGTGGTAGTGATCCTTTTAATGGTAGTATTATTCAATTTCAAGTAGCTAATAATGGTGCTGGAACAACTTTAACATTTTCAACTATTGTAAATTATTCTTCAGCACGATC